CGGCTCAACCTTCGCTTGCTCAATATAAGTCAGCGGCTTGCATTAAGACTGGCACAGACGCTTGGTATGTCGTAGGGGCTATTGGATAATGATTGCTAATGTAATTACTAGCGTTTTTGGTATTCCAACTCCACCTACACTTACTGTTGATTATTTAGTAATTGCAGGCGGGGGTGGCGGGGGATTTGGGGCGAACGCTGGCGGGGGTGGAGCGGGTGGACTTCGTTCAACCGTTACTGCAACTGGTGGTGGCGGTTCATTAGAGACAGCATTAACTTTGAACGCTGGTACAAATTACACAGTCACAGTTGGAGCAGGTGGCGCGGGTGCGACAGTTAGTGAATCACTTGCATCAAATGGTAACGATTCTGTTTTTTCTACTATTACTTCTACCGCAGGTGGCGCAGGTTATGGCGGAGACACAACTGGAACGCCTGGCAATAATGGCGGTTCGGGTGGTGGAAACTGTTACGCAAGGACTGCATCGGCTGGTACTGGAACTGCTAATCAAGGTTATGCAGGTGGAACAGGTCAAGGCGTTACTTCGCCATTTTCTGCTGGTGGTGGTGGTGGAGCGGGTCAAATTGGTAACACTAATGGTCAAGGTCGCGGCGGAGATGGAGTTGCAGTTTCAATTACAGGAAGTTCAGTAACTTATGCAGGCGGGGGCGGTGGGGGCACAAACGCCGCATCTGCGATTGCTGGGGGTCTTGGGGGTGGGGGCACAGGCGGATTAGTTGGAGTTAGTGGACTACCAGGCACAACTAATTTAGGTGCAGGTGGTGGCGGTTCAAAAAATACAACTGGCGGCGCGGGGGGTTCAGGTGTTGTCATCCTAAAATATGCTGACAGCAAGACAATCACAATCGGTGCAGGGCTTACGGGTACAACTGCTGGACCTTCAGGTGGATTTAAAGTTACAACTATCACCGCTGGCACAGGAAATGTGAGTTGGTAATAATGGCACATTACGCATTCTTAGATGAAAATAATAAAGTTACCGCCGTTATTGTCGGTATTGATGAAACAGAACTAATTGAAGGACTTGATCCTGAAACTTGGTATAGCAATTTTAGAGGTCAAACCTGTAAGCGCACTTCCTATAATGGAAAAATCCGTTTTAATTATGCTGGGGTTGGCTATACCTATGACCCAATAGATGATGCTTTTATTGCGCCAATGCCTAACTGCGGACACGATGAATTATTACTTAATGAATTAAAACGATGGGAGTGTGCAACCTGTGAGCGAGACTTCTTACAACGGATGGCCAGCGAGTAAAGATCAAGCCGCAATAGGCGTAAAGCCTTACCCGGTAAAAGGCACTAACCTAAAAATTAGATGTGCCAAAGATGCTGGTGAATTACTAGCCGCGTTTGCCGCCGAATTTCATGCGCTGATTGAACCGATTGATGAAGGCACGCTTGACGATTGGGCTTATGCGTACAGGATGGTACGGGGTACAACTGACAAACTAAGTTGCCACAGTTCAGGCACAGCGATTGACCTAAACGCTACCAAACACCCATTAGGCAAGGCAGGCACGTTTCCATTAGCCAAAGTGCCAATGATCCAGGCGCTAGCAAAAAAATATGGCCTAAAGTGGGGCGGGGATTACCAGGGGCGCAAAGATGAAATGCACTTTGAAATTGCTATAAGCCGTGAAAAGGCTATAGCACTAATTAAAAAATTGGAGTTAATAGATGCCTAAGTCAGCCGTTTATACCGTTACAACCAGTGCTGCAATTGTTGTGCCTGCTGAAATAGGCGATCAGATGGCTTACCTTCACAGTGCCAGTGGATCGGTTTACATTGGCGGTGCTGACTTAACGGCTGCCAATGGCTACCGCCTAGATAATGGCGATAAGTTATCCCTAATGGTTGGTGATCACCAGGCGTTATATGCGGTGACATCCAATGGCACTGCAACCTTGTATGTGCTGAGTCAAGTCAATTAAGGGCGCTAAGGAGACACAATGCAAAAACAACTAAAAGCAATGGCCCTAAGTTACGGGCGAGCAGCGGCAGCAGCCGTGGCAGCACTTTATATGGCAGGTGTGACAGACCCGCGTACACTGGCGAACGCTTTCATAGCGGCTCTAATCGGGCCAGCCTTAAAAGCCATTGACCCAAAAGCAAAAGAGTTTGGCGTAGGCCGTAAGTAATGCACAAACTGGTAGGGGCAGTGGCCTTGTCGCTGCTCTTATCAGGGTGCGGCTATCAGGGATGGGTCAGGTATGAGTGCCAAGAATTTGAAAACTGGGACAAGCAGCAGTGCAAGCCACCTGCCTGCGAGGTGGTGGGTACATGCACCAAAGACCTACTCCCAAAGGATGTATATGAAACGACTAACACCTGAGCAATTACACGCTCGCCTAATTGTATTCATAGGCTGCACCTTGGCCGTGGTGTTTGCAGTTTGTGTGTTTGGCATGCTTTACGCGCTTATCTTTGTAACTCAGCCTATTAGTAACCAAGCCCCTAATGACCGGGCTTTCATAGAGTTATTAACAACCCTGTGCATATTTTTAACAGGCAGCCTTGGCGGCGTACTAGCCAGCAATGGACTTAAATCTAAGCCTAAGGTGCAGGATGAGGAAATAAAACCCTAGCCTTTGGCGTGTCTTTCCTTGCTTTATGTCATAGGTGCGCTTTACCCTTTTAGTAGTGGTTGGAAGGCCACACAAAACTAAACTAAGGGGCTAAAAATGGAACAAGCAATAGGTTACATGATGGTAGTAATACTGTTCACAGCGATAGTTTTCTACGCGCTAGGTGTACAGGCAGGCCGTAAAGATGGTTATTACCGTGGCCGCGCAGCAGGTATGCGCATTGGTCAGGATCGCCGGGTAAGCAAATGATTAACTTTGATGAATATGAGGATGTAAACGCAAGAATAAAAAGGTTTAGAGGCGCGCATCCGGTTGGCCGTATTGAAACTGACATTGTGGAGTGTGACCTAGATAAAGGCTACATTTTGGTGCGCGCTCGCATATACCGTGAACATGAGGATTTAGTGCCGGCGGCGGTTGATTACGCATTTGGACACCAGGCCTTTTATCGTGAAAATATGAAACGCTGGTATGTAGAGGACACAACCACAAGCGCAATTGGAAGGGCCATCAGCCTGCTAATGCCCGTTGAAGCCAGGGCTACCAAACAGAATATGGATCAAGTAGAAAACGCGCCTATTGTAGATGTTTGGGCAACCGTACCGACCAGCGAAGGCTCAGCAATATCCATTGGGTCAGCCGTGGAAACCTTAAAAGCGCAATTAGGCGGGGAAATAACCGAGGATTTGCCCAAGTGCAGGCACGGCCGTATGAATTGGAAAGAAGGCGTTAGCCAAAAAACAGGCAACGCTTACAAGGGATGGGTTTGTCCTTCTCCTACAAAGCCACAATGCCCAGCAGAGTGGATCAAAGACTAATGGCCGACTTTGAGATAATAAAGATAACCACAGGCGAACGGCTACGCATTGACAAAGACGGCACAGAGTTACGCGATGAAGTAACACCGCCTGCTATTGAGTGGTGTGACAAAGGCCAGCATTACGCATCAAAACTAGGTGGCACGGATGTATATGACACCTTGTGGATTTGCTTGGCTTGTAAATGAACCGCGTGGTGCTGGATTACTCGCAGGAAATTGAGGCACACCAGGTTGGATTTGCCAGGGTTGCAGCCCTAAATGGTAGACCCGATCACCCGGGAAGGTTTAACAAAGGCATAAGCCTGCACGAATTTATAGGCGAGAACGCTGAGGCCGTAGCCGCTGAAATGGCAGTAGCCCAATACTTTGGCTTACGTAACTTTAAACCGACCATTAACACCTTCAAAAATGAACCCGATGTAGGGGCAAGGCTTGAAGTCAAATGGACAAAATACACAAACGGCAGCCTGATCATAAATAAGACAGACAGGCAGCAGGATGTGGCAGTGTTAGTTACAGGCCGCAGCCCCGTGTATCAGATTGCAGGCTGGATACCTGTTGCAATGGCTAGACAGCCGATATTCCACCATAGGTTGCAGGATAACTATTGGGTAACACAGCGCGACCTATTCCCGATTGATGATTTGAGGAGCAGCAGCCATGGAACTAGCATTTGATTGCCGCATTTGTAAGGTAAGTAAGGATCACAAGATTGTGCGGGTTACGGACAAACTGCCTGCCAACGTACACGTGCTGGAGTGCCTCGGTTGTGGGGTACTTGGCGTGCGCAGCGTTAGCGATGAAATGGTGAACAACCTATGAAACGATACTTGACAGCCCGGGTACGCTACAAACGCCTCAGCGAGCCGCATTGCGGCATGGCTCGCCTGCGTTTACTACTGCTATTGGGGGCGCTTTCTGTAATTACAGCGGCATCCATAAAACCAGCATATTCAAGTGATGTAGAGATGTTTAAACTATATGCACACATGAAGGTAGCAAATGACAAACAATACAGATGTTTAGTTACCTTATGGAACAAGGAAAGTAACTGGAGACCAACAGCACGCAACCCTAACAGCACAGCATTTGGTATACCTCAACTGTTAAAGATGAAGGAAACCAACCCTTTCAAGCAAATAGATTTAGGTATAAAGTACATTGATGCTCACCGCATATATAAGGGCGATGTATGCAAAGCATTGGCAACGCATAAGATCAAAGGCCATTATTGATGAGTACTAAAGCAGGCAACCATAGGGGTAAGAGCGCG